ATTCACTATCTTCAGCTGCTTGTTTTGCCCATTCGGTTTTAGCTCCAGAGTAATCTCGTAAAAGGTCTTCTGTGAGTTTGACTTCATTATTAGTTTCTGGCATATGTTTTCTTTAATTAGCTAATTAAAATTGCTATTAATATAAAAACACGTTACACTGTCATCCAAGACTCATTTTGAAATTTATTACGAAAACTAGTATTTTCTGGGGAATCCTTATCGGAATCTTCATGGAAAGGTGGATAAATACCCTTATTAGCATAAAACATACCATCTAGTAAATCGTCATGTTTTCCCCTAGGATAGAGAAGTAGCTCATCTCTCAGTTCAATCATTTCTTTTGTAATATAGAACTTTCCCTGTGCAAAATATGGTTGTAGTGTTTCTAATCTTGATGATTTAGAATTACGAGGTCTTTCTTTTATTTCCAATCCTGATATAAATAATTTTTCTTCTTCACATCTTTTCTTTACATACTCTCTAAGCATTTCCTGATAACCAACTGACTCTATTCTAGTTTTTACAGGTTTATATATTTTAAACTGATCAATTATTGATTCTGCCAAATTCATAGGAGTAGCTCTTTGTCTATAATAAGGAAGAACGAAACGATTACCATCTTTGTCTATTGCTATACTAACTATTGTGCTGTAGTCAGCTGTTTGTGCTGTAGATGACGCAGGATCCACTCCCATGAATATGTTTACTGCCCTGACTTGCTTATCAGTTCCTTCAAAATCTGTTAATTCTATATATGCCTTTTCATTATGATGTATAATCTTACCTTTATAGTAATTTATATATTCTTCTTTAAACAATTGGTCTTCATCACCAACTATTTCACATAAATACTCTCTGTAAAATACACTAACACGACCAATTGACTCTAATTCTTCTTTTTTTTGTTTTAATTTCTTAACTGGCTGCCATTCTTCCCATAATGCTTTATTATTATCTAAATCTGGCTTAAATAAGAAATTTAACCAACCTTTCATTTCTTTTAATGTTTCTACCATACATCTTTGGTGTATTGGTGTACCAATAATTGCAATTCTACCTTTTATTGGATCTAATGATGGTATAGCAGACTGCAATAACCATCTTAGATTGCTTTCCATAGCTTCTGCTGTCTTTGTATTGTTCTCATCTTCTGGATCATCTACAATAATTAACGTAGGTCTTTGATTACCGTGCTTAATACCACGTAACTGCTGACCAGTACCTTTGCATATAATCATAGTACCATCTTTTAGCTGCACTTCTGTTTTAGCCCATGATCTAGCAGAGTTCATTCCCCAGTATCCAAACATTTGTCTAAATGTAGCAGAAAAATCTAGTACATCTTTTATAGTACCTAGCAACTTAACTGCGTGATCTTGCGTTCTAGATACTAATACTATAAGCTTTGGACCTTCATCAAACATTATATGCCATAATGGAAATACACCACCTACTATAGATGACTTAGCATGACCTCTAGGTGCTATAATATTTATCTGTTTATTCTCTGATTTAAGTAATGACTCTGCAATAGTATAGTGAAAATCAGGAGAAGCAGCAGAAAACATATTAGGCATAGCAATCTTGCCAAATAGAATCATATTTTCTTTTAATTTATTGAGTATCTTCTCTTTCTTCAACTTTTCTCTCTAGTTTTAACTTTTTATCTTCTGATTCTATTGCATCTATAATCTTATTACTCATATCAAGTTCCATAGTGTCTGTTGTTACTACTTTACCTGGCTTCATACTTAATAGATCCATAAAATTATCTGCAACACGTAGCATATTAGACACATCACCTTTAGCTCTAGCTAAATCAATAGCTTCTAATTGCAAATCAAGTACTTGTTCTTGCGTAATACCCTTATCTATCAGTATTTCTTTTAACTTTTTCTCTACCATGTCTACTATCCTCTGTTTTTTAAATAATCTTCTTACTGTAGCCTCTGGACATTTCTGATCTGGTCTATATATCTTACCAATCATCTCCCAATCAGGCTTTTCGCCTTTAATTATGTCCGTAACATAAGCATTTACTGCATTTTTAGCTCTTGTTGTCCTAGCTTCTTTATCTTCCCACCTACTAGGCTTAACATGTGAGTAAACTCCTGCTGCTTTATTAGGCTCATATAAAAACTTAGACTTACTTGTTACCCATTGTACGCCATGTGCGCACTTAATAAAGGTTTTAGTTCTGCCTTTCTTATCAGTATATATATTTTTAGATATACAATCGCTAACATACCCATCATCTGACACTGCAAGATCTCCTTCATCTGCATGTCTCCAATCTATATACGCATATCCTAGCTTATTAGCTTCATCTTTCGTATATACCTCATAGCTTCTTACTTTCCCAGCTATTCTTCTTTTAATTGTATCCATACACCTCCTTAATAAAAGAACATAAACATAATTAACATAACTAACTTGTCTATTAGCCATAATACTATTAATAATGTTAATTTCTTTTCTATTACGTTAACTCCTACTACTCTTACAAACGTAATGCTCAAACATTACGTTTGTAGTAAGTATACGTTATCTCTACTTTCCACGTATTCTACTATATACGTCTACTCTTACTTTAATCCGTACTCTCCTTATAGTCACTTGGTAAAATTTTATCTAACTTTTGTTTGATAATACGTCTGGCTATCTGCTTTTCAGCTTCTATGATCTCCAGATACTCTGCAAAGTCTATATCTTCCTTACTTTCCTCGAATTTACCAGTGCTTATATCAAATATAGCATATTTCTTTTTCCTAGTCATAAATATAATATACAAAAGGAGAGTGCTATATATCAAAACTTATTTTAGAATGAGTGTGAAAGAGATTCAGTTAACCTACCCCCCCTGAATGTAGGGGTTGGGGTGTTCGATTAGGTTGAGTTGGTTACGTTAGTTCCATTCAACCTATTCTCACACACCAATCTATGTCCCCACCCACCCCACTCGCCTCGCCCAACACACGTGTGAGCCAACGGTGGTGTGTCCCCCGAGGCAGGAGGGGGTGAGACTACGATTAACTCAATCCTTACACACACACGATAGGTTATGTATTACTAAATCCTTACATTGATTTGTGAGTGCTCTTTATTTATGTTGAAATTAATTTGATTGGAGAATACAATGATTAAATCTATTATTAATAAACTAAAAGAAGAATATATATACTTTGATAAAACAGAATATATATTAGGAATATATATTGGTATTACAACCTGTTTAAGTATAAAATATATTATGAGCATACTATAAAAGTGTGCTCTTTTTTTATGTATTGTTAATTAAACGTAAGGTAACACGATGAAACATTTACTTAAACTTGCTTACAAATTAGGTCAATTATCTTATAACTGTCCTAAACCTTCTACTAAACCTTTTAAGGCTATGTATAAAGAATTTAAGAATGGTAGAGAGCAAAGTAAAGCAAGTAAAATGTCTGATATAAACGTCAGATAACAATCAAAGAGCATACTACTTGTTAGTGTGCTCTTTTTTTATGTTGTATTAAAAAAATTAGATTTATGCAGACGTGCATAGACGGAACGGATAGAATAAACATTTGAGAAATAATGATAACAATAGTCTACCGTGGTAACGCGTTGTAGAGCAGTCACCATTGAGGAGTAATTACCTCTAAGGCTCACTAGACTCATAATCTAGAGGTCACGGGTATGGAATCCTGTCAACGCCTTCAATTAAATAAAAGAGCATACTTTCATTAATGTGCTCTTTTTTTATGTTAACTGTAATAAAAAGAGGCAATATAATGATAGAATTAAAAATATACAATCAACCTTATTTAATAGATATTAATAAAATAATCTTTGTTGAACTTAACAATTTTTCATTAACAATTTACTTTAAAAACAATAAAATAACAATAACACCTTCACAAGATTATAATTGGCTACGCAAATTAGAAAAAGAAGAAGGAAGAAATGATATTAAACAAGCATATTCTAAATTAAAGAAAATGTTAGTTGATTGTGAATTTAAATAATATTATAAGAGCATACTTTAATTAGTGTGCTCTTTTTTTATGTATAATGTTCATTATATTCCTAATATCTTCTACATACTTCATTATAAAGTTGTCCCTTTTTGATAGAACTCTATGCATAAATCAAAAGATATATCATCTTGGGACAACTTCCTCTTTTTTTGTGTTCTGTTAAAAAAATAGAGGTTACTATGACAACAATAGGCAACGTTATTAAAGACTATTTAAATAGTTGGGTAGAATGTGGTTATTGCAATGATATGTGTAAAGTAGAATTAATGAAAAGTGATT